CTCGCCCCGCCGACTCGAGAATGAGCCCTCCGCCACAGTCCAGAGCCTTACCGGCGCTTCGGCAGCGTAGCGGCACTCGGCCGTAATGCAGGGTCTTGTCCCCGTTGTCGTCGAGAACCTGCCTCTGACCGACGAATCCCTGACTGAGCTGCGTCAGGATGGAATGCGAGAGCTGATGCGACAGATCATCCGATGCTGCCGCAAAATCGCTGGACTCGCAAGATTCCGGGGACGGCCCCAAGACAGAATTGACATGCGTGGCATCAATCTGTCCTTGGAGAGACCGGAAGGTGGGGCATTCCAGCTCCATCGCAGCATAAACGTCCTGCTGAAACTCGCGGACGACAGTTGCGCAGGCCGGGACCCCGGAGGTGACGGTCCGCAGCTTGAACGCCGCCTCTGAGACCGTCGTGACGTGGAGATCGTCACTTTTCCCGCTATCAAGCTCATAGATGGACTGCTTGAGGACATGTGCCGTCCACTGAAGCTCCGTCCGCGGGTACTCCTCCTGGGCAATGTACCGAAATTGCCCGGTCCCATCAACATACTCGGGAACCCACCGAACCGAGGGCTCCTCCTGGAGACACGTGATATCGGGACCGCGAAGTTCAAAAGGCGCGACATGGTCAAAACGCGCCCTTCCGTCTGTATCCACAGGACGGATCGGAAGCCGCAACAGCGGACTTTCGTCAATCTTCGCTCTCCAGGACGCCATGATGTCACCCGAGGATCCCTCCTCGTGACACCCTTCAAACGTCCGAACCATGTGCAGCTGTTTTCCCCCAACAGCTCTCTTAGAAAAAGTGCTCCCCGTCACCTTTGCTGGCCTTCGGATCCGGAAGACCTCAAACTTCTCCCTGAGCCGGCAGGACAGCCGATCGAGGAGAGGGAGGAGAGCACTGCGCACCTCCATACCTGTCGAGGCGGTTGATGAAGCCGAATCGACTTTGGCTGCGTGCGCATACTGTGACTTGAGGACAGCCCGCTCGGAAGCGTAGCCCATCACAGCCTTGCAGGCAAACAGAGACTCGGCGAGCGAGCATGAATACCTGCTGACGGCCTTGCGCGCCTTCACACTGAATAGGCGTGGCCCAAGCCATCTCTCCAAGGCACCGACGAGCCGCATCTGCTCGTGCTCGGTGCCGAAGAGGCGAGCTGAGAACTGCTCGCAAAACTTCTTAGCTCGTGAAGCGAAGAAGGTTTCGTCACCTTCAGGCCCAATGCAGAGTCTCCTAACGTTCTGCCTGGCTGAAAAGATGACAAGAGGGGGGGCTCCCCATGCTCGCAGCACGCTCGAGAACTTCTCGATGAACGCGTCTGCGACAGGCAACCCCTTGAGCCGGAGATCCAAGTGATCGATCCCAATCGGCTTCTCATCGTAATCTACCTGGCGTGACACCCGAGAGGGAATGTCAGCCGGATTTTGCGATGTCAACTCGCCCGAAGGCGAGACGGATGGGGCTCTTTTTCCATCCATTTTAATTGAAGTGACGTCGTACGATATCACTATTCC